TTAGGTGCAGGTAATCCTTTAATTAATGAAACTATAGTTATTAAATCAATACTTGTTACATCTGCTGGTACACCGGTTGTTACTGTTACTAACAATAGTATTACAGCTATTAAATCAATAGCTCTTACAGCTAATCAAACAAAAGAATTATTAACACAACCATTAATCGTAGAAGGTGGGTCTGCTTTTACAATACAATCTAGCACTACAGATTCGTTTGACATAGCAATCAGCTATCTAAACATTAAAAAGGAGAAAATAGACTAATGAAAGTATATAATGCTAAAGTAGAAGAGACTTACAGACACCTTGAGACTGGTGAGATTTTTAAGACAAGAAAAGACTGGGAAGCTAAAGGTTTTAAGGCAGAAGAGATGGCACAGGACGTGAAAGTTATCATGCCTACTCTTGATTTGTTTAGTAAAACAAAGTAGAACAGATAAACTAGGATAAAATTATGGCAATTTCAAACATGCAACAACCAAGACAGATGTACGGATTAGGGAGCTTTGTAAAGAAAGCTTTTCGTAAAGTTAAAAAAATTGCTAAGAGTCCATTAGGTAAAGCTGCTATAGCAGGTGCAATAGGTTTTGGTATACCTGGAACTAGTATGGGTGGTTTATTTGGAAGAGCAAGTTTTGGAACAGCAGCAAGAGGAGCATTTGGAAGATATGGAATAGGACCTACTCTTTCGTCTGCTATGCCATCTTTGTTTGCAAAAGGAAATGTAACAAACGACCCTGGTATGCTTAGAGGACTAATGGGTAAATTTGGCGGTTTAAGTCCAGGTCAAAAAATATTTGCTGGTCTAGGTGCAACAGCAGTTGCTTCTCCATTCATATCTAAAATGTTTGGCAAAGGACCTGAAGAAATAGTAGAGGAAGTAGATGAAAATTACATTCCTCCTTACATGGCATACATGATGTCACAAAACCGAGACCCTTACATGACTTTTTTACCACCTGAAGCAAGTGCTCAGTCTGGTTACTATACACAAAACGTAGCTAACGGTGGAAGAATAGGTTATGCGGGTGGTATGATAGTTGAAGACGAAGAAGATATAAATTTAAACAGACCATTGAGTATGGCTGATATGGCAAGAAGAGGTTATGCTAATGGTGAGATGGTAGAAACATCTATGACTGAGGAAGTACGATTACCTGACGAAGCAGAACAAATGTTACAAGTAGAATATCAAAAATATGTAGAGGGTGGTGGACAACTCCCTTACCCAGAATTTAAAAAATTAGTACTACAACAAATGCAACAGGAAAGAGAAACTCCTGATGAAACTATGGTAGCTGAAACAGAAACTGTTGAAGCTGCACCTACGGCAATGATGGCTGGCGGTGGTGCTGTACCAGGTTCGAGTGTACCAGGATATACAACACCGGCAGGATATAATAAATTTGATTACAGATCAGGTGGTGTAAGAGTAGGAGCAGAAGAAGGTGGACTTATGAACCTTGGTGGTATGGAAAAAGATTATAGAGCTGAAGGTGGATTTGTACCTATCGGTGCTAAAGAAAAAGCAGACGATGTGCCAGCTAGATTAAGTGTAAATGAATTTGTGTTTACAGCAGATGCTGTTAGAAATGCAGGCGGTGGAGATATAGACAAAGGCGCAGAAGTTATGGAAAATATGATGAACCATTTAGAAAATGGTGGACAAGTTTCAGAAGAGTCTCAAGGTGGAGAAGGGGCTCAAGCTATGTATGAACAACAACAAATGTTACAATCAAGGATGGGATAATGGCAACACCAGATTTTTTACAAGATTACGCAAAAGATTACGCAGCACAAGCTAAAGGTGCATACAGTGTACCAATAGATACAACACAATTTACTGGTAGACAGTTTGTTGCCGGAGAAGATCCATTACAAACACAAGCTATTGGAATTGCACAAGGTGGTGTGGGTGCATACAAAGATTATTTAACTGCAGCACAACAAGCACAAACTGATGCGTCAAGTACGATCGGTGGACTAGGTTCTATGCAAACAGCAGCCCAAGGGTCAACAGGTGCTAATGCTTACCAACCTTTTATGTCGCCTTATCAACAACAAGTTATTGACACAACATTATCTGAGTTTGATAGATCAAGATTAGCAGGACAACAACAAATTAGAGACGCGGCTGTCGGGTCTGGAAATTTTGGTGGCGGTAGAGAAGGTGCTATGATGGGTCAATACAATGCAGATACATTAGGAGACAGAGCAGCATTACAAGCACAAATGTTAGCTTCAGGATTTACAAATGCACAAAATGCAGCACAACAAAATTTTACGAATCAAGGACAATTGATGCAAAATCAATTAGGTATTGCAAATGCTCAAGCAGGTCTAGGTCAAGCACAACTAGGTCTATCTAACTTTGAAAGATCAGGACTAGGTGCAGACGTTGGAGCACTTGGACAATTAGGATCTTTAAGACAAGGTTTAACACAAGCTCAATTAACAGCAGATCAACAAGCATCACAAACAAAAGCTTACGAACCATATGGAAGACTATCACAATATGGTCAAGGTTTAACTGGTCTATCTGGTGGAGTTGCTTCACAACAATACGCACCTCAACAAGAAATAAGCCCAATGTCTCAAGCAGTTGGAACAGCTCTTGGAGTTGGTGGACTGTATGGTAAAATCTTCGGCTTTCCAGGGAATAATTAATGAAAATTTTAAATAGACCAATGTTCAGAATGGGTGGCCCTATTAAAGAAGGGATCATGAATGGTATTCAGGAACCAAGAAGAATAGGTTATGCTGGTAAAGGAACAGTTAGTGTAGCTGACCAAGCAAAAGCTTTTGAAAATATATTTACAACACCACAAGTTACACAAGAACAAGTAAATATGTTTGCAAAAAGAGGGACTCCTAGTAATTTAAATATAGGCACTCCTAAAATAAGTTCTTTTGAAAAAATGCAAAAAAATAATCAATTTGGAAATCAAGATCCTACAATTGTCCCTGACATAACTATTGAAGATAAAATTAAATCTTATACACCAGAACCAACAAATCCTTTTAGACCATTAATTGATTACACAGAAAAAGTAAATATATATACAGATGAGGATGGTAATAAAAGAGACAGAACTACTGGTAGAATAATAACAGATACAGATTATTCTAAAGTTGTTACAGAACCAAGAGGTCCACAAGAATTAGGATCGACAACTAGAAAAGAAGTTAAACCTGACGGAAAACTACCTGGTGATACTAAAGAACCACCACTAACTAAAAAAGAAAGAACTAATAACATATTAGAAATGTTAGGTTATGACAAAGCTAAGAAAAATGCATTGTATGATGCAATGATTAATGCAGGTCAAAGAATTTCTAGAACAGGCTTGGGTGCGGACAACTTAGTGTCAGATGTTATAGCAGATACAAGTAGATCTTACGACAAACCAGAAAAACTAAGAGAAGCAGCAAACCTAATGCGTGTTCAACAAGATTTAAAACTAGATCAAATTGATGCTAGTAAAGATACTAGATCACCAATACAAAAAAATGCAGAATATTTCCTTAAAGAAGGTATTGTTAACAATAAAAAAGACGCTATCTTAATGGCTCAAGGAAAAGCAACAGACGCAGCTGGAATATTTTTTGAAGCTAGTCAAAAAATGAATGCTTCACAAGCATTAAATCAAACAGCTCTTATTTTAGGACAAAAAGGAGATTTTGGAAAAGGTGTAGAATTTAAAAATAAAATTAAAAAAGAATACAGAGGAAAACCTCTTTCAGACTTTATAAAATCTGATGATTTTAGAGGTGATGGAATCTACACAGCTGATGGAAAAATAATTGTTATTCAAGATGGTGAAATTAAAAATGAATTAATTATTAGAGGATCCACTGAAGAAAAATTATTTAGTTTTGGCGGAGACGACTAGGAGATATTAAATGGCCGAAGATAACAATCAAGTAGGCACGATTGAATCAGTCCTATC